CCTATTGAAAGACATAGGCCAAGACGTGATTGAGAGTGCCTTAGAGAACACAGCAACACTAAAGCTAATCAATGGTAGGACTATCAAATTAAAAGGCTCAGATAGGCCTGACACGCTTCGTGGTGTATCATTAGCTTATGTAGTAATGGATGAGTACGCTTTTATGAAGCCAGAGGTGTGGGATTTAATCATTAACCCCGCCCTAGCAGATACAAAAGGTAGTGCCTTATTTATTGGTACACCAGAGGGTAAAAACCACTTTTATGACCTATGGTTAAGCGCCAGAGACTTAAAAGGTTGGGATTCCTTTCACTTTAACAGCTTAGATAACCCTATCATCGACCCTGCTGAGTTAACTATAGCTAGGGAGAGGATGAGTAAAGAGGCTTTCAGACAAGAGTTTGAAGCTAGTTTTGAAGCTGCTGGTGGTGGAGCCTTTAAAGAGAGTGATTTTCTTTATATGGAAGAGACTCCGGAGCCGGGAAGTGTATATATTACCGTTGACCCTGCTGGTTTTGGGGAAGGTAGTGGCATGGTTAAATCTAAACTAAATAAGTTAGATGAAACAGCTATTTCTGTAGTAGAAGTAAGCAGTGCTGGTTGGTTCGTGAAGGATATTATTCACGGTAGATGGGGTATTAGAGAAACATCCCTTCAAATCATTAAGGCAGCGGCTAAATATCACCCCGCTGCATTAGGTATAGAGAATGGTAGTCTTAAAAACGCTATTATGCCATACCTAGAAGACCAGATGAGAAGATTAGGGACTTACCCTAACATAGTGCCTCTTACTCATGGTGGTAAGAAGAAAACAGATAGGATTACATGGGCTTTACAAGGTAGGTTCCAAAATGGACGTATTTTCTTTAAGAAAGGCGCTCCTTGGATTAAAGCTCTCTCTGACCAACTCCTAGATTTCCCTAATCCTATGACCCACGATGACCTTATAGATTCACTAGCTTACATAGATCAAATTAGTGTAGCAATATACGACCACGGCTTCTCTGAGGAAGAGTGGGAACCTTTAGATGCAACAGCGGGATATTAAATGGCAATAGTAGATAATAACGATAACTTTGATAGCCCAAACAATGACTCTAACTCAGATATTGTATCTTGGGTTATGAAGCATGTTGAAGACTGGGAAGAGTATAGAGATACTAACTTCAAAGATAGTTGGAATGAATACTATCGTCTATGGCGTGGTATCTGGGCAGCAGAGGATAAGACTAGAGACTCTGAGCGTTCTAAGCTAATCTCACCTAACCTTCAACAAGCTGTTGAAATGTCTGTAGCAGAGCTTGAAGAAGCTACATTCGGTAAAGGTAAGTGGTATGATGTAGCAGATGATGTTGCAGATACCCAGAAAGAGGACATGGTTTTATTTCGCCAACTTCTTAATGAAGATATGAACTATGATGGTGTGCCTTCTGCCATGAGTGAAATCTTTCTAAACGCTTCTTTATACGGTACTGGTATCGGTAAGATTGCAGTAGAAGAGATTGAAGAGTTTGTATTGGGCGCTCAACAAGTCTCTCCGGAATCTCAGGTAGTTGAGGGAGTGGGTGTATCTAAAACTAGAATTTCTATACCTCTTATCTCAGTGCCACCAGAAGAGTTCGTAATTGACACAGCCGCTAAGAATATTAAAGAAGCTCTTGGTATGGCTCAAATTATGGATGTACCTCGCCACACAGTAGAAGATAAGCAAGCCTCTGGCGTTTATAAAGAGGGAGAGCTGGGTGGTTATCCTGATGATTTAGACTTATCTTCTAAAGGCGAGAACAAGCCTCAACAGCAAGAGGGTAGAGTACGTGTTATTGAATATCACGGCCTAGTGCCTAAAAGTATGTTAGACGTTGAGCTAAATGAAGATGAAGAGTTAGTAGACTTAGAGGTAGAGTTTATTGATGAGAAGTTTGAAGAAACTGAATTAGTAGAAGCTATTGTTACTATTGCAAATGACGGCATCTTATTAAGAGCCGTTCAAAACCCTAATATGATGAAGGATAGATGTTTTGTAGCGTTTCAATACGACACAATCCCTAATCGTTTCTGGGGTCGTGGGGTAGCAGAGAAAGCCTACAACATGCAAAAGGCCATAGATGCCGAGCTACGGGCACGAACTGATGCTATGGCACTCACAGTACATCCTATGATGGCTGTGGACGCTACACGGCTTCCTAGAGGCGCTGACATGAGTGTAAGACCGGGACGTACTCTGTTAACTCAGGGTGATCCTAGAAGTATCCTTATGCCATTCCACTTTGGTCAAACAGACTCCTCTACGTTCTCCCAATCAGGAGATTTAGAGCGTCAGTTACAGAACGCTACAGGTGCTATGGATGCAGCCACCCCTTCTGGAATAAGTGCTAGAAATAATACTGCCTCTGGTATGTCAATGATTATGGGGGGAGCTATTAAGCGTAGTAAACGTACAATGGCTAATATCGAACGGTACTTCACTAAGCCACTTATTCATAAAGTAGCTTGGCGTAGGATGCAGTTTGATGTAGAGCGCTACCCTGTTATGGATGTTAAGTTTACTGTTTATGGTACACTTGGTATCATGGCTAGGGAAGTAGAGCAGCAACAACTATCCCAACTTCTTAGTACAGTACCGCCAGACTCTCCTGCATATTGGATGTTGATTCGCTCAATATATGAGAACGGTACAATCTCTAACAAAGATGAGATGTTATCCTTAGTAGACCAATTACTACAGAAAACTTTACAACCACCACAACCAGACCCAATGATTGCTATCAAGCAGCAAGAGCTTGAGATTAATCAGAAAGATAAATCAATGTCTTTAGAAATTGAGTTATTAAGAGCAAGGACTGAGGAACATAGGGTTAAGATTGAGGCCGCTAAACTACCTTCTGAGATAGCTAAGGATGAAGCAAGCACCATACTAACTTTAGCCAAAGCAGAGACAGAAACAAAAGGCGAAGAATTACCTGATGTTGGTATGTCTCCTGTAGAGGAAGAACTGCTTAGACAACTAACCGAGGTAGACAATGGCTGATTTAGTAGCCTTATCCGCACTAGCAAAGATAACAAGCCTTATAAAGTCTATTAAAGATAGAGAGGGTAAAGATGGTAAGGATGGCAAGGATGGCAAGGATGGCTTAAAAGGTTCTGATGGGCGGGATGGTAAGCAAGGTAATCTAGGCAGCAAAGGCAGAGATGGTAAAGATGGCCCCAAGGGGTTAGCAGGGAAAGACGGTAAAGACGGTAAAGATGGTGAAGATGGTGAAGATGGTGTTGGTGTGGTTGGGGTTTCCCAAGCCGCTGATGGAGATTTAGTATTCCTTCTTAGTAATGGGGATGAAGAGTCTTTAGAATTACCACTTGATTTATCAACAAACAAGACCCACGGAGTAACAGTATACAACCGAGGTGGTGGGTCAGAAGGTTCTGTTGGTGAGGGTGTTGCAGCTGGTGGTACTACAGGACAGGTACTAGCTAAGGTTGACAATACAGACTACAACACAGAGTGGGTGACTAACACTGGTGGTGGTTATGATGACACTGCCATTCAAGCAGAGGTAGATTTAAACTCTGCTAAAGTTAGTAATGTAGCTCACCCCTTAGTTGAAACTGCTGTTCCCTCTGGAGCGTTATTTACTGATACTGTATATACTTTAGACAAAGCTAAGGTAGAAGCTGTTTTGACAGGTGAGATTAGTACACACACCCATGCTGGTGGAGGGGTAGCCAAGTCACACGGCTCATTCTACTTATCAACAGGCGGTACTACAGGCTTATCAAGCACAGCAGTTCAGCTAGTTATTAACAACACAGGCATAAACTCAGGTGACATGGTGTTGGCTTCTGACACTATCACAGTTAACAAGACAGCGGTATTTGATATTAACGCTAATGTATATCTGAACAATTCATCTACGGCACGTAATGAATACTCAATGTGGATTGAGATTAATAACGTAGAAGTTGCCGGAACAAGATTCGCTAGTTATCAACGTGGATATGATTCAGGTATGTCTTCAGGAGTGGCATTTATAGCAAGCATTACTTCTGGGGACACCGTTAGGATTATGTGCCAAAGAACTGATGGTACTGGAACGGTAGGCTATCAAGATGATAACGGCACAAGGTTAAACATTAGAGAGATTTAAAAATGAATAAACAAATACAACAAGAGTATGAAGACCTCCTAGAGACATTCAACACAGGTGGTTGGAAGTTGTATAGCGAAGAGCTAGTAGGCATGTTTGAACAATTAAGAGATACAGCTCACACTGAGTGCAAAACTAATGATGAATGGCAATTCAGACGTGGGCAGTTAGAAGTTCTTGGTAGACTTATGACCTATGAAGAGTTTCAAAAAGCTGGGTATGATGCCCAACAGTAGAGACGAGATAAGAACATTTGTTCCCTTGTCATTTTTAATTCCTAACAACCTTTCATAAGGCGGGAGAAAGTAGTAATGAGTGATGTAGATACGCAGGAAGAAGTAAAACAAGAGTTTGCTTCCTTAGATGAATTAGGTACTGAGGTATCGGAACCAGAAGTAGTGGGAGAAGAGGTTATAGCTGCCGAGGCTGAAACCCCTAACCTTCCAGATAAATTTAAGGGTAAAAGCACAGAAGATATTGTCAACAGTTACACCCAACTAGAGCAAGAGTTTGGTAGGCGTAACAATGAGGTTGGCGAACTTCGGAAATTAACTGACGAACTTCTTAACCTACAACTATCTGAAAATAAAGAGAAGGACGAGCCGGACTACGAGTTAAACGTAGACAACCTTCTCGATAACCCCCAAGAGGCTATTTCCAAAGCTGTAGAGAACCATCCAAAGTTCAAGCAGTTTGAAGAGGCTCAAAGAACAGCGTCAGTAGGTCAGGCTAAAGCATCTTTTCAAGAGAAGCACCCTGACTGGCAAAACTTAGTTTCCAGTGAAGATTTTGTTAGTTGGATTAAAGAAAGTCCAGTTCGTACTAACATGTATCAACAGGCGGATAAAAACTTTGACTTTGCTGTAGGTGATGAACTGTTTACAACATATAAGGCACTTCGAGGACAAGCTAACAATGATGCTACTGAGGAAAAGAGTGATAATGCTAGACAAGCCCTTAAAAAGGCTAGTGTAGAACATGGCTCTGGGCAAAGTACAACAAAGAAAGTTTATAGACGAACAGACCTTATCAACTTGAAACTCTCCAACCCTGCTAAGTATGCAGCTATGGAGCCTGAAATTATGAAAGCGTATGCTGAAAAACGTGTACGATAATTTAAACTTAAATAGGAAATATTAAAGATGGCATTAGGTACAAACCACAAAACGAGTGCTACACAAGCAGTATTCGTACCAGAGATTTGGTCAGATGACGTTATCGCTACTTACAAGAAAAACCTTGTACTAGCTAACCTCGTTACCAAATTAAATCATAACGGCAAGAAAGGTGATACAATTCACATTCCTGCACCTACCCGTGGCTCTGCTTCTGCTAAAGCAGCATCTACACAAGTAACTCTAATTCAGAACACTGAAGCAGAGATTGCATTGAATATTAACAAGCATTATGAATACAGTTATATCATTGAAGATATTGTTGAGAAACAAGGCTTATCTTCTATGCGTGGCTTCTACACAGATGATGCTGGTAATGCACTAGCAGAGCAAGTAGACCAAGATCTTCACCTTTTAGGTGCTGGCTTACAAGGTTCTACTGCTTACTCAACTGCTGTAATTGGTGGTGACGGTTCTACAGTATTTGACCCAACTGCTTCTACTAACACTGGTAATGGTTCTACTATTACTGATGCTGGTATTCGTAAGATGATTCAAACACTTGATGATGCTAACGTACCTCAAGCAGAACGTGTATTGGTTATTCCACCTGTCGAGCGTAACACAATGATGGGTATTGCTCGCTTCACTGAACAAGCGTTCACTGGTGAAGTTGGTAGTGGTAACACAATCCGTAATGGTCAAATTGGTGAAGTATATGGTATCCCTGTATATGTATCAACTCATTGCCCATTCGTACATGTAAACAGTGTAACAGGTACATTCTCTGTAACTGGTAGTTCAGCAGCTCCTACTGGTGCTGCTTTTGTTGACTTACTAGGTGTTACTGTTAACTGGAGTTCTGGTTCAGATACAGCTTATCGTGCATGTATGGCTTTCCATAAGTCTGCTGTTGTACATATTGAGCAAATGGGTGTTCGCTCACAAGCACAATACAAGCAAGAGTATTTAGGTGATTTGTTCAC